CTGAAGGGGACTCCCATGCAGCTGTGTGAGCCGGTCGATGGTACAGCTTCGATGCAGCGAAAGATCGTTAAGCATGGTGGAGAAGTTTATAATAGTCATGCTGTTGTGGCCCGCGTTGTGGCCCCTCACACCCCAAAGAACTCCAAGATCGTGGCTTCGCCACTCCACGTGGCCTTCAAGGAAAAGGTTCCAAGAGTTCTTCCGGCAGCACTGACCCCCTTCAAGACGGCAGAGGGTGTTTTGGTTGACCCAATGAAAGTTGCCACAGCCGGCTATGGGCTAGGAGGCGTAGAGCCCGATTCCGGCAAGCTGGACAAGGTTGTCAATAGCATTTGGCAATCCATGGTCAATGCCTGTGAGCCCTTGGCTTTTGAGCGCGAGCTCCCAACGTGGGAGGAGGTTGTTCAGCCGGGGCCTGGCTGGCCTGTCATCAACTCCATCCCCCGAAAGACGAGTGCCGGCTATCCCTACTGCCTGGACCATACGGGCGGAAAGAAGGATTTCTTTGGTAAGGGTGAGGAGTATGATTTTGGTTCAGCTGCTTATAAAGAATTAATTGAGGAGGTTGAGTACATGGAATCACAGATGAAGGAAGGGAAGAGGCCGTTTAATGTTTGCATGTCGTTTCTTAAGGATGAAAGGCGCCCTGTGGATCGCGTCAAGGCCGGTAAGACAAGGCTCATCTCAGCTAGTAATGTGGCCTTTTCCATGATTATGCGCAAGTACACTATGGGTTTCATCCATTTTGTAACGCGTGGTCGTCTGGATAATGGTGTGGCTGTTGGGACTAATCCCTACTCGCAAGAGTGGGGGCACTTAGCTAGCTTGCATGGCGAAACTAAGGACGGTTCCCTGGAGTCAACTGTGGCTGGGGATTACAGTGGATTCGATAAGAAGATGGTTGTAGCGTTCATACAAAAATTCGGTGATTTGCTGGACAAGTTTTATTCAAGTGATGACCATACTAGTCGCGTCGTGCGCAGGGTCATCATTGAGGAGCTATGTTACAGCCTCCATGTGGTGGGAGACAAAGTTATTGAGTGGTTTGGTTCCAATCCATCAGGGAACATCATCACAGTCATCCTCAACAGCATTGTGGGCCTCATGAAGACCCGCATGGCCATTACCGAGCGGTATTGCAAATTCAACGAAGCCGAATTCACACAAGGCCTCGTCAATAAGCTTTTCGTCGGTCCTGACCGGCTGTTTGAGACCACTTCCTACGGTGACGACGGGCTGGCAACACGTCTAGCTAAGTTGAAGAGCCTGGAGTGGTTTGGTCAAGAACAGATGACGATCGACTTCAAGGAGTTATTTGGTGATGATTACACGAACGAGAGTAAGGGTAAGAGTGAGACTAAAGACCTGCGAAAGCTTAGGGAGTGTACTTTCCTTAAGAGGGGGTTCAAGTATGGCTCCATTGTTCCAGGCAAAAAGAACCACTGGTTGTCACCGCTCGAGGTGGACACTATTTACGGTAGTGTCATGTGGACCAAGAAGACGGACGAAGACCTGGCGGACTGGAGGACTAATGTCAGAGGCATGCTTCTTGAGTGTTCCGCGCACGAGGCGGATACGTTCAGGAGGTTTTACGAAGACGTTGCCAAAGGGCTTCCGGGTCAGTTTTCCCTATTCGAGGGGATCACACAGGGCGTAAGTGATCAGGCCGTTTGGCAGACCGAACTGCTTGAGCGTGACGAGCGCCTCTAAGCCACGTGGCTTGGAGTGCTTTTATTGGCTTATTGTAAATGTTTTATGATGCTTGGATTCCCAC